GTCGTCGGCACCGGCACGCCGTATCCGCTCGCGGTCAGTGATGTGGGCCGGGCCTTCGCCTGCCATCTGACGGCGACCAATGCCGGCGGCTCGACCTCGGTCGATTCGAACATCGTGGTCACCGCCTAGCCGCCACAATCGCGACCGTATAGGCGTACAGGAGGATTGTGCCATGATCGGTTGTCTGCTCGTGGCGTTCGTGTACTGCAACGCCGGCTACTACAATCAGGGCGGCTACGCCTACGCTCAGGCGCAGCCGCAATACGGCCAAGCGCAAGTCTACGCTCAGCAGGGGCCGGTCTACGGTCCGCCCTACTACCCGCCGGCCCCGCAGTACGCGCAGGGGCCGCCGGTCTACTACCAGCCGCAGCCCTACTATCCGCCACCCATCGTGATCCCGTGGGTGTTCTGGAACGGCGGCTGGGGCTGGTGGCATGGTGGCCAGTGGCACGGCAACGGCTCAGGTGGCCACTGGCACGGCGGTCGTCACTGATGTGATACGTTGGCGGAGTGAGCACCCTCCGCCAACGACTCGCGGCGACCAGCGATCACGAGATGGCCTTCATCGAGGCCGAGCATCGTTGGGCCGAGCGCGCGCGTTACAAGCAGATCATCCCGATTGACGGCTGGAGCCTGTGCGTCGTGCAGGCCGGTCGTGGATTTGGCAAGACACTGGTCGGGGCAAGCTGGGTGCGGCGCTGCGCGGGGCTCTACCCCGGCTGCGTGATCCATGTGATCGCACCGACCTATGGCGATCTTCGCGGAGTCGTTTTCGGTGGCCCGTCGGGGCTCATCAACTCGATCCCCGTGCCGATGATCGCGCAGATCAACAACTCGCTGTTCGAGATCAGGCTGGTCAACGGCACCATCATTCGCGGGTTCTCGGCCGAGACGCCGGATCGATTGCGCGGTCCGCAGTCGCACTTCACATGGGGCGACGAGATCGCGACGTGGGGCCACAACGCCAAGGACGTGATCAGCAACATCGATCTGTCGACCCGCCTGTTCTTCACCACGGCTGATGGCCGGCGGGTTCAGCCGCAGCGCCTCTACACCACGACGCCGCGTCCAATCGACTGGCTCAAGGACATGCTGGCGCGCAAGGACGTTCGAGTCGTCATGGGCACGACGATGGAAAATCGCGCCAACCTCGCCGAGGCGTTCTTCGACGAGCTGGCGCAGTACGAAGGCACGCAAATCTACCGGCAGGAGGTGCTGGGCGAGCTGCTGGAGGTCGGCGAGGCGGCGATCATCAAACGCTCGTGGCTTAACCTGTGGCCGACGAGTCGTCCGCTGCCGTGGTTCGACTTCGTGTTCATCTCGCTCGACACGGCGCTGACCGAGGCGACGTTCGACAAGAAGAGTTACGAGCCCGACTTCACCGCCTGCACGGTGTGGGGCGTGTTCCCCGAGAAGCGCAAGTGGCACATGCTGCTGCTCGAATGCTGGCACGAGCAGATTGGCTTTCCTGAGCTGATCAAGCGTGCCAAGCAGGAACTGAAGGCGCGCTACGGCCGGCGCGTCGACCTGATCTTCAAGCCGCTGATCGGGCCGAGCCAGTACCACGAGCAGATCAAGACCCCTGACCTGCTGATCATCGAGGACAAGGGCTCCGGCATCTCGTTGCGCCAGACGCTGCAGTACGAGGGCATCGACAGTTGGCCGTACAATCCCGGCAAGGCTGACAAGATGAGTCGTCTGCACGCGGTCAGCCACGTCGCCGCCAACGGGCGCATCTGGTTGCCCGAATCCAAAGCCGTGCGCGGCGAGCCCCGGAGCTGGTGCGAGCCGTTCGTGAAAGAGCTGACGACCTACGCCGGGCCGGGCACGACGCGGCACGACGACTTCATCGACAGCTTCAGTCAGGCGACGCGCTACTTCGCCGACCGCTGGCTGACCATGGGCGTCACGACCGAGCGCAAGGACGGCGACATGGTCGACGACTCGCTGATGGTCGACGTCGATCTCGGCGAGAACCAAGCGCTCTACGACGAGCTGCGGCGAGAGGATGGCGAGATACGCAACCCCTATGATTGAGTGCAATATCTTTCTGTGACCATCCGGTGATTTGCCTGTTGACTATCGACAGGATTGCTGGCTCACTGCCGCCGCGCTTGATGGGGGCAAGGCATATGCTGACGTCTCCCGGCATGCGTTTTTCGTTAACGACAAATCGGAGACGTTTCCATGAAGAACCTCAAGATCGCCCTGCTCGCGGGCGTTGCTGTTGTGGGTCTGGCGTTCGGTGCCAGCGCGCAGCAGCTCACGATTGGCGTCGGCACTTCCGGTGCCTCCTCGACCAGCACGACCCAGACGCAGAGCGGCAGCACCAGCGGTGCGGTCCTGTTCGGCATCGCTGGTGGGGCGACCAACGGCGCAGCGGCCACGTCCGGCCAGTCGGCGGGACAGAACGTGATCGGTGCGGGAAGCTCGACTTCACAGTCGGCCAACACGACGACCACGCAGACCGGCACGAACACCGGCTCGTTCGCTCTCGGCCTCGCGGCCACGGGCAACACCAGCGGCGCGGCTGGTGGATCGACGGCGGCGGGCTCCGGCTCGGGCACGTTCATCACCTTCAAGATCAACCCCTAGCCTCAATCTGCAAGGCCTGTCGGCCTGACTCGTCAGGTCGATGCAGGTTCCCCCGTCATCGAGTGTTCCTTCTCGGTGGCGGGGGTTCTGGCCTGCTACCAACCATCACAGTCAGGAATCGAAACTCCCATGAACGCCTTCAAGACGACTCTTCTCAGTTCCATCGCCGTCGTGGCGATGGCCGCGACTGCCCACGCGCAGACCCAGAACAGCACCTCCAACAGCGACTCGACGTCCGGCGCATCGTCGGGCTCAAGCTCGTCCTCGCGCGCCGTCGGCGGCAACGCCAGCGGCAACCGCTCGCAGCAGAACGCCACGCAGGGCGTCAACTCGACGACCAACACGGGCGTCACGCTGAACCAGACGAGCAATGCACTGGGCAGCACGTCGGCCAACAACACCGACCGGGTGACCGGCGGCACGACCAACAGCAATTCCAACACCGGCTACACGTCGAGCGACAACATCGTGCGGACGACTCCGACGGTCTACGCTCCTCCCGTCAGTGGCGGGAATCCATGTACCCTTGCTGTGAGTGGGGGTGTTTCCGTGATTGGCTGGGGCGCTGCGGCCGGCGGCACGTTCGTCGACGAGGATTGCGCGACGCGCCAGAAGATCGCCATGATCCACAACGCCGGATACGCGCAGGCCGCGCGGGAGCTGATGTGCAATGACAAGGCTACCTATTACGCCTTCCGTGGCACGCCGACGCCTTGTGCGCCGCGCGCGCAGTTCGATGGCGTTGCGACTGCTGGTCCGGTTGCACCGGCTCCGCAGCCTGTGCCGCTCGGTCCGCAGCGCGTAACCTCGACGCAGCCGCCGGCCTTCCAGCCGACCGGTCGCTTCGCCTGCATGGACGCGCGCGGCCACGAGGTGAAGGCCGGCACGCCCGGCGCATCCTGCGGCTACATCTAGGAACCCACGGCGCGCGGCAGCCCACAGCCACGATCCCAAGTCGCGCGTCGGCCCCCGTCCATGTCACTCCCCCAGAGATGATCCATGGACGGGGGTTTCTTTTATCGCTAGGATAGTTGGATGAACAAACCCATCCTCATCTCTCTCGGATTCTTGGCCGGCGTATTGCTCGCCGCCAGCGACTCACACAGCCAGCAGGTGCGCTGCCACTACGCGCCCAACGGCAGCAACATCACCATCGCCTGCGACAACGGCTACTGGCAGACGACGACGCCCGACGGCGAAGTCTTCACCGGCATGGGCACCAGCGATCCCAATGCGGTGGCGCAGGGCTCAGGCATCGCCATCAACCCGGCGACTGGCGGCATCGACATCACGCGCGGCCAGACGGTGACGCCGCCGACGCAGGTGCTGCCGCAGTTGGCACCCTATCAGGCGCAGCAGTACGGCTTTACGCCGAGGCAGGACTGAGCCATGACCGACCTAAAGATCGTTTTGGTGCCAAAGGAGCTTTATTACCACGAGGTCAACTATGTGCGCGGACTTGAAACAGCCGCCCGCACCATGCTGGCAGCGCTGAAGGAGATCGCGACACATTGGGCGAATAACTACGACCATCCGGAAATGTATCGCGGCCCTTACGGCGTCGGCGTGGTGGATGGCCATAGAGCCTGCGCGATCATCGCCCGCGCCGCCATCGCCCAAGCCGAGGCGGCCGGCATCACAACAGGAGAAGGTGAACGCGAGCCTACGTATTATGCCAACAAGTGCGAATGCGGCCATGCCCTTGGCGATCATGCCGATGAGTTGGCTTGTACGGTTGCAGGCTGTCCGTGCATTCATTTCGCAGATGCCGCCATCGCCCAAGCCGAAGCCGCTGGCATCACGGTGCGGCCATGACCAAGCCCAAAAAGCAGAAACAGAGTTACACCCGCGACGACGTGCACAAGTGGGCTGTCGATCATATTCTCAACAGCCTGCTCGACGGCAATCTGCGCACCGGCATCGGCCGCGTTGTCACCGTGGCCATCATCTGGGGCCGCCAGAACCCCGAGCCCAAGGAGTAGATCATGATCCACTGCATCGTCGGGGCCATCATGGCCTGCCACAACTACGCCGGCATCTATGTCGACGGGCCGCTCGGCTACGCCCGCTCCGCGCCGGCCAGCCCGGCCTACAGCTACGCGCTCTACGCCGTGCCTCTGCAGCAGCCGGCCTTCCCGGCGGCGTTCCCGGTTCGGCGGGGGTGACCTCGCCTATGTTGCGGGGTGAAGCATCCCGCGACTGGGGCGGGGATTACGGCTGTTGTGGTCGGTCCCTCGGGAGTCGCAAAGGGCTGCACCCCGCCCCTCCAGCTTAGAGGGGGCGACCGGGCTTCGTTTCCAGACCGGCCCGGTTGTCTGCTGCCACCCTGTCGTGGCAACGGCCCCAGCACTGCTGCTGGGGCCGTTTTTTTGACCGCTGGACGCGATCAGGCCTTGGGGGCGGCAGTCGGCGGCAAACCCTGACTGGGGGCCACAGGCGGCTCCGGCAGGGGCTGTACGGGCACATTTGCCGGGATCGACGCCCAGTGCCACTTGCCGTCGGGCGTGCGGGCCAGCACGAGGACCATGCCGGGCATCACCATGCCGGGCGGATGGGTCGGCAGCGAGTTGTCGGGGATGCCCGGCAGGTGCGGCAGCTCGTGGTCCGGATGGCCCGGCGAGCCGGGCAGGCCCTGATCCGGGTGGCCGCCGCCGACGCCGAAGCCGGGATCGACCGGCAGGTGGGCTTCGCGCACGACGTAGAGGTCGCCGCCAACCTTGTTGATGTGGACGAGCTTAACCATGGGGGAGTACTCCTTTTGGATCGAGTCGTTGCAACGTAGTCAGAACCACCATACGCCGATTTGGTTGCGGTTACGCGAAGCCTTCGCGGGTGCCCTGTTCATCGATGGTCAGGCACTGGTTGCGCGGCGCGCCCTCGCTCAGGCCCAGATGGACCCAGTCCGAAAATTCCCAGATAAGCTGGTCGATCCCCAGCACGTCCAGATAGGGCTCCAAGTCTTGGCAGATATCGAGCGGCGTGCCGTAGTCGGGACAGACGAAATCACAGGCCAGCCCGTACAGGTGGGCGCTGTTGGTGGCTCCGCCGACCGCCTCGTTGACCGGTGGCGAGCGGTAACCTGACAGTACCGTCACCGGCTCGTTGTCGAGAATTTCGCGGACCTTCTCCATGGTTTCGCCCAGTCGTTTCAGGTTGTCGGTGACCTGCCACGTCGGGTAGTTGCTTTCGCCGATGGAATCGGCGGTGTCGCTGGCGAGGAATTCCGCCAGCGCGAAGTGTTCGGGGTTCGTCATGGTTTCTCTCCTTACCCCGGCGGGAAGACTTTCCAGCCCAGCATGGCGATCAGCAGCAGCGTGACGCCGATGCCGGGCAGGAACGGTTGCGTGCGCCAGTACCAGAAGCCGCCGAGCGCAGAGATCACGACCAGCACCCAAAACAGGACCATGAGCAGCATGTCACTTATCCTTCCCTGTCAGGCCGCCGGCAAAGGCGAGGGCGGCGGCGAGCCCCATGGTGAGTAGTTCGGTGAGCTGCGACCCGAGTCGTTCGCAGGTAAAACGCCCTTCGACAATGGCGGCTCCCACCCACATGCACCAGCCGAGCCCCATCAGGAAGGCGAAGCACTGCACGGCAAGCAGGCAGGCGATCAGCCAGAAGCAGTAGCGGACCGCGTCGAACGGTGGCTTGTCAGCCATGGCGGGCATCGTGGTCCCGAGTCGTTGGCGCAGTCGGTATCTGTCTAGCATCTAATTAGCTGCCGGTATAACTCGGTGGATAGCGGGGACAGGCCGGACGACTCGGTCACAGCCCGACACAGCAATCGCCCTTTAAGGTCACAGGGTTCGCCCTTATGCTGCCGATATGGAGGACCCATGACCATCCCTGACACCAATCCTGAATTCGTGCCGTCGACTTCCGACCAGCGCGTGGTCAACAACGTGATGCGCCACGAGTACCGCGTGCTGACCGAGGTTGAGAAAGCGCAGATGAAACAGATCAAAGACCTTGGCCTGTCGTTCATCGAAATGTGTGGCGTGCTGGGCACCAGCCGCGAGTTGTCGCTCGCCATCACCAAGATGGAAGAGGCTGTCATGTGGGCGGTAAAATCCATCACCAAGTGAACCACCTTGGCCGTGTTCTGCTGTTGGCCGTCCTGCTGATTCTGGCGATGGCCTACGGCAAGGCTGCAGTGGAGTACATCCTGTACGGCGGGCAACCTTATGCGGTGATCAGGCGATGACGTGGCCGGTTCCGAAGTTCGATTACGGCGACAGGGTGCGGTTGCTGGTCATGGAGAACATAAGCGCCCGCGTCTCCGACGTGCATTTCTACGGCCAGCTCCGCACGGTCGAGTACAACGTGATCTACTACGCCGACAACCGGCAGCATAGTATCCGGGTGTTCGAGGACGAACTGGAGAAGCTGTGAGCGCCATCGTCGAGAAGCTGAAAGCCGAGCGCGACCGCCACGCCAAGCTGCGCGACGAGGCCTACGCGCGCGACAACTGG